AAGGACCACTGGATCGCGAAGAAGTTCCCCGAGGTCGGGATCAAGGCGGATTACCGCTACATCCGCGTGCCCCTCAAGGCGAATAGTCATAACCTCGATCCGGAGACCGTGCGGTTGCTCGAGGAAACCTTCCCGGCCGGATCCGCGAAGCATCGCACGATGATTCAAGGGTTGCGCGGCCTCAACGTCGTGGGCAAGCCGGTGTATGGGCCGGACGCGGATAGTGGGGAGCCGGGGGCCTTTGATCGGGAACGGCATTTCGTGACTGTTCAGCTCCATCCGCTGCTGCCGTTGCTCGAGGCGCTGGACTGGGGCAAGCATCATCCCTGCGTCGTCTGGGCCCAGCACAACACCTGGGGCGGGTTCGACATTCTCGGCGGGATTCTCGGCCGGGATCTGAAGCTGGCGCAGTTTCTGCCGCTCGTGCATCAGTATCGGGCGCAGTGGTTTGATCAGCCGCTTGAGATCCGCACCTGTTGCGACGACGCCGGCATCCACGACAACTCGCAAGGGACCGAGACGCCGAAAGAGTTTCTCAGTAAGCACGGCATTTATGTGCGCGCGATTGACGGCAGCAATCAGCCGACCCTGCGCGCGAATGCGGTCGAGCGGTTCGCAGAGCTGATGGGGCAGCGGGCGGGCAAGTTTGAACTGTTCCGCTGTCATCCGACGCGCTGGATGGTGATCGGGGCCAATGACGCGGAACCCGATCCATTCGTGCCGGAGGCGCTCGAGGCGGGGTATGTCTGGGACGAGCATCGGCGGACGGTGGGGCGCAAGCAGATCGCCGTGCCGTTTCAGGATGGGTGGTACGACCACGGGATGAACTGCCTGGAGTATCTCATGCTCAACTTCGGCGGGATTCGGCCGACCCAGAAGGACGTGGAGAAAGAAGCGGCGAAGACGGCCAATGCGGTCTTGCGCCGTTCGCAAAAGGATCGCGATCCCTACGATCGCTTGAGGCGGCCTGTCGCGGGTCGCGGAGGATACGGCTAATGCCATCAGCCTGGAACCGCCCCAACAACAACCAAACCAAGACGGGCACCCAGAAGACCAAGAAAGGCAAGTGAGCCATGCCGTTCAAGTCGGTCAAGGACACGCTCGCGGAGTGGAAGTCAGGGAATCTCCACAGCGGGAGCAAAAGCGGCCCCGTCGTGAAGAACCCGAAGCAGGCCGTGGCGATCGCCTTGAGCGAGAAAGCCAAAGCGGAGGGCACGCCGGGTCTCGGGCATACGCGGTTCAAGTTGCGCGAGGATCGCGCGGCGGCCATGCCGAAGAAGGGCACGCGATGAGCCAAACCACGGGCCTGTACCCCGCGTTGTACGACAACACCCAAAAGACCACGCCGAAGAAGAAGAAGCCCCGTGGCAAGTAGGAGGGTATTAATGGCGACCACGCCAACGCGCCAGCTGTCCGTTGAGGACATCGAGAAGATGATCGCGGCGAAGGATTGCCGCGTGATCGGTGAGCACAAGACCGTCGATTATTTCGACTACTACGCCACCCGCGAAATCGCCAAGAAACAACAAGACGCTAATGGCAAGTAAACCGAAGCGGAGCCCGTTCGACGTGCCGCTCGACGATGAGCAGAAGACCCATCTGGGCCTCTGGCTGTCGTGGGAGCTGAACAACGCGATCGACTCCCGCTCGGCCAACGAGCTGGAAGTGGACTACTGGCACAGCCTGTATGAGCAGGCGCGGACCCGCACGAGTAAAACCATGCCCTGGCCCGATGCGGCCGATCTGACGAGCTATCTGGCGTGCGAGAAAGTCGACGCCTTGCAGGCGCGGATCATGCGCACGGTCTGGGTGTCACCGGTGTGGACGGTCGAAGGCTGGGGGGCCTCCGCCGACCGGGCGCCGTTTGTCGAAGAGTTCCACCAGTGGAAAGCCGAAGAAGAGCGGCTGCAGCAGACGTTGGACAAAGCCGCGCTCACCGCCTTGATTGAACCCCGCGCGCTGATCGAAGTCAGCGAGTCGAGCGAGCGGCGGCAGGGGCGGAAGACGATTCAAGCGAAGGTGCAGACGACGCTCGATGGGGGGGTGCTGTTCGATGAGAAAGGCCAGCCCGCGCTGGAGAAGGATGCCCAAGGCCAGCACATCGAAGCGCAGCCGCAGGACATGGCGGTCACGACCGTCGTGGATTCCAGTGACGTTATCCGCACCGGCCCCCAATATCGCGTGCTCCCCTATCGTGACTCCCTTATCCTGCCCGGGCACGCCCGCGACAAAGACGAAATCTGGGGCTATGCCAAGCGCGTCTGGAAGCGGCGATCCGATCTCCAAGCCCAAGCCAAGCAAGGCGTCTACGACGTCGACGCGGTGGAAAAACTCGCCGCGGTGAGCGAGCGCGAAACGACCGATGCACTGGATCGGGCGAAGCAGAGCGTGGCGCCCCAGGACAGCACGACCGTCGAGCACGAGCTGTGGGAAGCCTTGGTGCTGATCGACGTCAACGCCATCCTCGAGGCGAAGCATCAGGACACGCTGACCGACAAGACCTATTCCGGCGCGCGCTGGTACCTCATCACGATCCATCTGGGCACGCATACGGTGCTGCGCTTTCAGCACGACGACTTTGAACAATCCCGCTACATTCCCGTCATCCTGTTTCCCCGGCCGGACCGGGCGACGGAAGGCTTCTCCTTCATCGGCCACAAGCTCATCACGACGATTGAAGAGCACACCGCGTGGCGCAACCTCGTCGCGGATCGCCTGTCACTCGTCGTGAGCGCGCCGATCAAGCGGCTGACCGGGGCGCTCTGGGATCCCGACGAGCAGCCGTTTGGCCCCAAAGCCGTGATCGATGTCCGGGACATGCGGGAAGTCGAACCCTTCGCCATTCCCGAAATTGGCCTGCAGGCGGCGATGGAGCGCGAGCAGAACATGGAGCGGACGGCGGAACGGCTCTCCGGGATCAACGACGTGGCCTCCGGGCAAGTGGCCCAGGAATCGCGCACGCTCGGCGAGATCCAGATGGCGACCGAGCAAAGTTACGTCCGGATGGACTTGATCGTCCGGCGGTTTCAGGAGGCGATGGAAGACCTCGCGCAGGTCCGACACGCCATCTGGAAGCGGGTCCTGGCGGAACAGCCGGCGGGGATTGACGCGCCGGAATCCGTGCTGGTGGGCCTCGAGGGCCGCGGGGTGCCGATTGATCAGTATCTGCCGGACGGGAAGATTACCTCGGCGCTCTTGGACGGGGCGTTCCGGTTCAAGCCGTATGGCTCAGTGGCGAATGCCGATCCCAATCGCCGGAAGCAGAATGTTCAGGCGTTGATGCAGGCCATTCCCGCCTTGATGCAGCTCTTTCCCATCATGGCGCCCGTGTTTCAGACGCCCCAAGCCGCCCGGGCCGTGTTCCGGGAAGTGTTCCGGGCCTTGGACGTGCAGAACGTGCGGGCGTTTCTGGGGAGTCCCAGTCAGGACCTGATGCAGCCGCCCATCTTGGGCGCGGGCGGGCTTCAGGGCATGGGACCGCTGCTGCCCGGGATGTCCCCCGGGATGCCGCAGCCGGGGATGCCGATGCCCCCGGGAATGCCCCCAGGACCGCCCCAGGTGGCCCCAGGACGCCTGCCGGGGCCGCCACTGCCGCCGGGTGGGCCTGCTCCCTTACCGATGATGCCGGGGCCCACAGGGCCGCAATAGACGCATGATTACGGTGACTCCGATCGTGCGCTGGGGCCAGCGCGTCACAGGGGTTCACGGCCCCAACGAGCGCGTGATCGAACTGCCGCTGGCCTTTGAGGTCTTGGCGCTCGAGACGCCCGGGCGGGTCTTGGATGCGGGGTGTGCGTGCAATCAGGACTATCCCGATCCCGTCGCCAAGATTACGCATCTCACGCAGAACTTGGAGCATGAACGGTTACGCGCCCAACCGAATCGGTTTTATCAGGAGGGCGATATCCGTGATCGGTCGCGTTATACCGATCAGTTCTTCGATCGCGTCGTCTGCATCTCGACCTTGGAACACGTGGGCATGGACAACCGCCACTACGGCGGCCCCGAAGAACATGATCCCGACTCCGTCGTGCACGCGGTGGCGGAACTCTGGCGCGTCTGTGCGGGGACGCTCTTGATCACGGTGCCGGTGCATCACCAGCC